TAGGAATAAAGATGAAGCAGATGGGTATGATGGGGCTCTGTACTTATATGATGGAGTATTAATAGACGATAGAATAAATGAAGTATTAAGTAAGATTCCTGAAGGAGCTATAGTAGTTATTCTATTGGATAGCTGTTTCTCAGGAACTGCTACTAGAAAGTCTAATCCTACTTATGTAAAACCTAGATTTAAGAAGACTTCAGAATTAAGAATAAGGAGAAAGACTAGGAAGAGGTTATTTAGGGCAGGACCTGAAGAACTTAATTGGGTAGTAATATCAGGATGTGGAGAACACCAGACTAGTGCTGATGCACTTATAAATGGCATATTCTGTGGTGCATTTACATTCTATGCAATGAAAGCATTAGAACCTGGAATGACATATCGTTCTTGGTTTTGGAAAATAAGAACATATCTACCCTCAGTGTTATTTTCACAGGCTCCTGAATTAGAAGGTAAAGAAGATCTTTTAGATAGAAAAGTTTTTGAATAGTAATTTAATACATGTATTATGGCAATTTTAAGTAAAAGTGCAAAGAAAGCGTTTTTTAACAAAGAGGTTCCTAGTAGGAATCTAGTAACCACTATTGTAGGAATAGCTACATCAATACTCAGTGTATTGGTGTTACTCAATGTAATTAGCTTTGAGCAGTCTAGTGAACTTCAGGGTTATGTACTTACCCTGCAGGAAGCAGCTGTTGCAATTATTGGAGTGGTGAACGGAGTTATAGCAATGTTTAAAGCTACAGACGTAGTGCCTGTAGTCTAAGAGTAAGGTTTCCCCAACCCCGCATAGGTTAGTAGCCTATGTCCGACACTAATTAGTGTTTAGACCCCTACCTTAAAACGGTGGGGGTTCTTTTTTGAAAATAATTTAAAAATAATTCACTTTTTTCTTGCAAGATGTCATATATTGTATTACCTTTGCACTGTCAAAATGACACTAATTTAATTTGGTATAAATTATGGAAGAAGAAAAGCGGGTGTTTAAAAATGGAGATCGAGAGATTGAAGTTAGTAAAGATGATTTAATTTACATCTTTAAGGGGATGAGACCTAGGTTAATGGATTATGAAGATTTTAAATTTGTAAGAAAGGTTTTAAACAAAGAATTGAAGAGATATTTAAAAGGAAGAATGGTTCATTTATCTAAAGTAAGTGATAGTTCCTGGGAAGAATATGTTAAGGATGCAGAATATAAACCAATACAGAAAGGGAGAACTTATGTCAAAAAAGGTTAATAAACACATTGTTGGACTGCAGTCTTTAAATAAGAAGGCTTTCGATGATTACAGGAACTTTGTACTAGATGAGTTTACTAATGAGAGTATCTTCAAAAAGAGAAAACTATCTCAAGCTGCCTACTGGACAGCTATAGATAAAGAGATAGCAGATCAGTATTTTAGAGACGAAGTCTGGATATTTGGTATTAAAGTGAGAGATGAGATTAAAGTCATAGATCATGGCTTTGATGGATTAGGAACAAAAAATGTTGGATTTAAAAAATAATAATATGAAGCTAAACATGAACTTATTTAATTGGATGTTTTCGAATTATTACGACTACAAGACCCCTATGTGGTCTACTTGGAAAGAAGAGGGCGGCGATCTTATTCTAGAGATTGCAGTTCCTGGATATGATGAGAAAGATTTTGCTTTACATTTTGGGGAGAATGGCCTAGAACTTCACATTGACAGAGGAGAAAAAACACCACTAGAATATTCTATAGTAGGTGATTTTTATGGATCGAGGTATAAACTAGATGATAGTAAAGCAACTTACAAAAGCGGTATACTAAAGATTACAATACCCAAAGCTCAGAAGAAAATGAAGCAAATTCCAATAAAAGTGTCCTGAAAAGGACATTTTTTGTTTAAATAATTTGGATTTGTCATTTATAATATTTACCTTTGCAAAAATTTACAGTGATGGAGTGTATATACTATAGTCAAGAAAAAGTGGATCAATATCTTCAAGCTATTCGAGATGGAAAAATTGATGTCAAGGATATTCTTGAAGTAAAGAGAATGCTATATGATTATTCAGAGGTGGAAAAAACTCCTGATGGAAAAGCCTATATTGGACCAGCACCTTATAATCCTCATTACTTAGCCTGCTATATGGCTATTGGTTGTCATACAGTAGCAGGTAGTGGTATGGCCTTGATTGTACCAGATGATAGAATAGGAATGAAAAATGGAACGATATGAAATATTACAAACCATATAGTGAGCCTCTTAAATTACTAGAAGAGGATAAGATTAAAGCTGATGATATTGTTTACACTGAGTTGGGGAAATGTGTAAGAAAAGTCTATCTAGGTAATCCTGCAACTGCCTATTATGTAGAAATGGCAGAATCAGTTTTAAATGAAGGAGAGATTATAAGTACACTTACTCCACTACAGTTAGAATTGTTTTGGAAATTAAGCAGGAATAAATTGAGAAAGTATGAAGATTCGAATTAAAACTAATGAAAATAATTATTTTCATAAACTAATTTTAATACTAAGTAATATCCCTCCCTTTAATAAACTAAGACCCAAAGAGCTAGAACTATACGCTTACCTGCTTAAGGTTAATCATAAGTACAGAAATATCCCCTTTAAAGAGAGGAATAAGTTGATATTCAACTATGATACAAAGATAGAGATAGCGACTTCAATGGGTATCAAGGTGTCAGGAATTTATAATATACTTAGTAGTTTAAGGACTCTCAAAGTTATTGAGGATGAGAGTCTTATACCCAAATATGTACTTAACAAGAGTAGTGAACTATTATTCGTTTTTGAAGAAGAAGATTAAACCCATGGATGTAAACCAGATAGTTGAGTTAATCCTGGAGAAGCCTTACTATATGCGAATGGGAGCAGAAAATATCGCAAATAGACTAAGGGTTTCCTCAGATGAGATCAGAGAAGCAAAGAAAATTGTACACAGGAAGAGGCTGCTAAGTGAAGTTCCTCCTGATAAATTAAATCCACATAAAGTTCCTAAGATATTAATTTTAGACATAGAGACAGCTCCTATAAGGGCATATGTTTGGCGTCTTTGGAAACAAAATATATACCTAGACCAGATCATATCCAATTGGTTTATGATATCATGGGCAGCAAAGTGGCTATTAGAAGACTCCATAATGTCTCAGGTATTAACTCCTAATGAAATTAGGAAAGAAGATGACGAGAGAATCGTAGAGACGCTTTGGCACATTCTAAATCAAGCAGATATAGTAGTTGCTCATAATGGTGAAAAGTTCGATGTTCCAAGAATTAAGGCTAGATTTTTAGTACATGAATTACCACCTACTACGTTTTATCAGCAGATAGATACCTTAAAGGTTGCTAAGAGAGAATTTTCATTTCCATCCAATAAACTAGAAGCACTAGCTAGAGCCTGTGGGATAGAGGGAAAAGACGAGACTGATTTTAATCTTTGGTCATCCTGCATGGATGGAGACAAAGAATCACTTAAGCGGATGGAATTATATAACAGACAAGATGTTAAAGTATTAGAGGAAGTCTACCTCTGGATGAGGCCCTATATTAAATCACATCCTAATTATAATCTATATATAGATTCAGACAAACCAGTATGCCCTCATTGTGGTGGAGATCACCTAGAATTTGTAGGGTATTATTATTTTACACAGACTGGTAAGTATAAGAACTATAGGTGCTTAGATTGTGGTGCTTTATCTAGAGAGAGAAAAACAGTATTTCAAAATAGTAAATCAATATTAGTTAGTAATGGGAGATAGTCATGAGCAGGGCAAGGAAAGCAAAATGTGTACGATGCGAGTCTCTGGAGAGACCTCAGCAGAGTAAAACAATACATTATGTAAAGAATCAGTTAGGAGAATCCGTACCAATCTGTTCTCAGTGTATATTGGAGATGAAGGAAGAAGAGGATTTTGTACGGCTAATTCAGGAGGAAGAAGATGAACTCTGAAGTTAAAACCTTGATTAAGGCAATAGCTAAAGACATGAATCTAACAACTGCAGAGGTGGAGAGGGCCTATGAAGCCCCCTTCGATCTGCAAGCTATTATTATGAAGTACAGGTGTGACAGGGAGAAGCAGAAATTTCCAAGTTTAAGAATACCGTATTTCTTAATATTCTACTGTCCTGAGTGGAATAAAAAACGGCTAGTTAAGAAGTATAAAAAGAAGGTCGATGAGGTTAGTTGATTTAATTAATAATCAGGTAGTTATATCAGAGGAGGCATATTTATTACTGCCTTTCAAGAAGTTATGGGATAGAGATAAGTCAAAGTCAAAAGGAAGAGCACTAGCAGAGATGGCTTATATCTATTTCATGGAAGACTTCAAATCTGATTTTTCTGATATTGTAGACGAGCCAGCAAGGGAAGCAGAGGTTTTAAATAGTATCGATCTTCCACCGTCTTGGAAGGAGGATGGTGTTGTCAGAGAGGCCAGAGAGTTCTATCGTAAAAGGAGCGAAGAAATAACTCCTCTACTATTACTAAGAGATGCAAAAGTAGTAATAGATAGAATGAGAACTTATTTCAGAGAGATAGACTTTCTGGCTCTTGACAAAAACGGCAAGCCTAAGTACGACATTGATAAGGTAGCAAGAGTAGTAGAAAGGAGTGCAGCTATTCTAGAGAACTTGAATAAACTAGAACAGATGATTAAGAAGGAAGTTCAAAATAAGAAAGATAGGGTAGGTAGCAGAGTAAAGGCTACATTTGAAGATGGGTTATAATAAATATCAATCAGAGTTAGATAATTTAAATCTAGATCCAGAGGTATACTCTGAGATTATAGATTTTATTTCTACTATAGCGTTCTTACAAGATCTCATCAGTCCTGATAGGAAGTATGCCAAGGATATAGAGAGAGATGAGTTTGGTAGAATTATAGTAGATATTACCAAACCTCATATACTAGAGGATATGGACTACTTTAGACAAGCGGCCCTACACTATGAAGCTTTTGGTAAATATACTAACTTATACCCTAACCCACATACAAGTTCATCTTACTATAAGTTTTGGAAGGAAGAAGCCCGTAGGTGTAGAGACGGATTAGTGAGAGAATCTGATGGTGAGTGGATACCGGGGACGTTCTATTTCTATCTGAATTATTCTCCTATTCTAAGGAATAAAATTATCCCCGGTACTAAGAGATCTGAGAGGACTAGGGGATTTCCAGATGTTCATGATGGTAGTTATTGGTTTCATCACTATATACATCAAGCTAAGCAAGCCGGAAAACACTGCGGTTTATTAAAAAAGAGAGGTATGGGGTTCTCCTATGAGTCTGGTTCTGGATTGGCCAGACTTGCTATTTTGGGGGATACTGAGTATAATAATAAAATGGTGAGGTCTTTTGCCATTGCCTCAGAAAAGGAATATTTAATAAAAGATGGTATATTAAACAAATTCCAAGATAATGTGGACTGGTGTGCATCTACTACTCCGTGGCCCAGATTAAAGAGCAAGGACTCGCTAAATAACATGACCTGGGAATTTGGATATGTAGATTCTGACGGATTAGTACAAGGTACACACAACTCGGTAATGGGAGTAACTACTCAGGGAAACCCAGAACATGCTAGAGGTAAACGTGGTACTATATATTGGGATGAATGGGGAATTTTCCCTAACCTATTAAAATCTTGGAACGTAGCTAGAGAATCTGTAGAGGAGGGAGATTTTGCTCACTCTATTATGATTGGCGGTGGTACTGGTGGTACTGAGGGGGCTGACTTTGCTGGTGCAGAAGAAATGTTCTACAACCCAATAGGTTACAATATATTAGAATTACCTAATGTATATGATAAAAATACTAATGGCAAAACTTCCTGTGCATTCTTCTTTCCTGCATATATCAGTAGATTAGGTTGTTATGATAAGAATGGCAACTCTGATGTTATTAAGGCATTAGTGGAAATTATTAGTAGAAGGATAAGCATTAAGTATAATTCTACTGATCCTAATACTATCGTACAGCATAAAGCTGAAATGTGTATTACTCCTCAGGAAGCTATTATGAGGAGAGAGGGTAGTATATTCCCCGTAGCAGATTTGAAAGACTACCTTGCTGATATCTCTGTAGATATGATTAAGTTTACATCTGCCCATTATGTAGGACATCTAAAGATGAATGCATCAGGTACAATAGT